GTATCTTTTTATTATAAATGTTCGTATAATGTTCTAAGGTACCATACAGCATAGGGATATATATTTATGACAGAGAAACAATCTAAGCTCTTACTAGCAATAGAAAGCCATTGGGATCAATTTAGTTGTGGACCATCGCTAGACTCACTAGCAAGTGCTCTAGGCATATCTTCAAAAAGCACAATTCATGCAATGATTAAAAGATTAGAAGAAGGTGGATGGGTAACAGTTCAACCGAATAGATGGCGTACTGTAATGAGTACCAGAAACAACCCAATAAAAAAGTTTCAGAATACTATTGACGAACAAGTGAAGATGTGAAAGTATGCATATAATGGGTAGAGCTATCGCTAGAGAAAAACTAGCTAGTATTAAACTAATTTATTTTATATCTAGTTATTTAATAATAGCTAGTATTAAACTAGTAGAGTTTTGTGGCATCCTTAAAACTTATCTTTACACTACTCTGCAGAGTCCTCCATACTCTGTTGATTTTTTGGATGCCACGACTTGAAGATTGATTTAAACAAACTTAACCAACTGCCTAAAGAACAACAAGATGTTCTAATGGACTTAGTTGATCAATACGAAACAATAAAGAATCAAGAAGAAGCCGGTGATGATTTCTTAGCATTCGTTAAACAGATGTGGGTTGCTTTTATTGAGGGGCATCACCACAAAATAATGTCCGATGCTTTCAATAGAGTTAAAGAAGGCAAGTTAAAAAGATTAATTATCAATATGCCACCCAGACATACTAAGTCTGAGTTTGCATCTTACCTATTACCTGCATGGTTCTTAGGTTGTTTCCCAGATAAAAAAATTATTCAAGTAGCTCATACAGCAGAATTGGCTGTTGGCTTTGGTAGGAAGGTAAGAAACCTTGTGGGTTCAGAAGATTACAAAAAAATATTTCCAGATGTTGGTTTGCAGTCAGACAGCAAAGCTGCTGGTCGTTGGAACACAAACAAAGGTGGAGATTACTTTGCTATTGGAATAGGTGGTGCAGTTACTGGTAAAGGTGCTGATCTACTTATCATAGATGATCCTCACTCAGAGCAAGAAGGACAAAGCAATGATCCCTCTGTGTTTGATAAGGTCTATGAATACTATACATCTGGTCCTCGTCAGCGTCTGCAGCCCGGTGGTGCGATCATTATTGTAATGACAAGATGGCACAAGCGTGATCTGACAGGGCAGATTCTTAAATCTGCTGCTCAAAGAGAAGGAACAGATGATTGGGAAGTAATAGAGTTCCCAGCTATCCTGCCTTCAGGCAAAAGTTTGTGGCAAGAGTTTTGGGATATAAAAGAATTAGAAAAATTAAAAGCAGAACTGCCAATATCTAAATGGTCTGCTCAGTATCAACAAGACCCTACATCAGAGGGTGCTGCCATTATCAAAAGAGAATGGTGGAAAGTTTGGGAAGAAGACGATCCTCCTGAGTGCGAGTTTATTATACAGTCTTGGGATACAGCATTTTTAAAAACACAGCGTTCTGACTTCTCTGCGTGTACCACATGGGGTGTTTTCTATAAACCAGACGATGATGGAATAACACAACCACAAGTTATATTGCTTGATGCTTACAAAGAAAGATTAGAGTTTCCAGATTTAAAAAAGAAAGCTTTTGAAATGTACAATGAATGGCAACCTGAAGCTTTTATAGTTGAAGGCAAAGCTGCTGGTATGCCATTAATATTTGAATTAAGACAAATGGGCATAGCTGTGTCAGAATATACCCCAAGTAGAGGTAATGATAAGATTGCAAGAGTTAATGCTATTGCTGATTTGTTTGCTTCTGGAATTGTATGGGCACCTGATAGAAAGTTTGCAGAAGAAGTGGTAGAAGAATTTGCTTCGTTCCCAGCAGGTAGTCACGATGATTTAGTTGATTCATCAACTCAAGCATTAATTAGATTTAGGCAAGGTGGATTTATATCTTTAGCCTCAGATGAAGAAGAAGAATATTCTCCCCCAAGAGAAGCAAATTATTATTAGGAGATTAAATGGCAGAGAAACCATTACAGACACCAGAAAAACTTGTACAAGATTCTCCTTTGGAGGTGGTGATAACTAATCCAGATGAGGTTGAAATATTAACCGAAGATGGTGGAATGATCATTGATTTTGAAGAAGGTTCTGAGTTTGGAACAGAAAATTTTGATGATAACATTGCAGAGTTTATGGATGATTCAGACCTTGATTCATTGGCACATGAACTTATTAGTTATTACAACTCAGACAAAGAATCAAGAAAAGAATGGGAAGAAACATACACCAAAGGATTAGATCAACTAGGTCTTAAAATTGAAGACAGAACTTTGCCGTGGCAAGGTGCTTGTGGTGTATTCCATCCCTTGCTTACTGAATCAGTTGTAAGATTTCAAGCAGAAACAATTACAGAGTTGTTTCCAGCCAAAGGACCTGTAGACACTAAAATTGTTGCAGACATAGACCAAGAAACTCAAGCACAGTCTACAAGAGTAAAAGATTATTTAAATTACTTGTTAACAGACAAGATGAGTGAATACAGAACAGAAACTGAAAAGATGTTATTCAATCTACCATTAGCTGGTTCTGCCTTTAGAAAAATTTATTATGATCCTGCATTAGAAAGACCAGCCAGTATGTTTGTACCTGCTGAAGATTTTGTTGTTAGCTATGGTGCGTCTGATCTTACTACTTGTGATAGATCAACTCATGTTATGAAAAAAAGCACTAACGATATTCGTAAGTTGCAAGTCATAGGTTTTTATAAAGATGTTGAGTTACAAACTCCATCTGCAGATTACTCAAACATACAAAGTAAATATGATGAATTAACAGGAGATAAATCATCTTATGACTTTGATCAAAGACACATTCTTTTAGAAATGCAAATTGATTTAGACTTAGAAGGATTTGAAGACAGAAAAGATGGTGAGATTACAGGAGTAGCTTTGCCTTATGTTATTGCATTAGATTATCAATCAGGAACTATTCTATCTATTCGTAGGAATTTTTTAGAAGATGATCCATCAAAACAAAGAAGACAACACTTTGTTCATTATCAATACTTACCCGGAATGGGATTTTATGGTTTTGGTTTAGTTCATTTAATTGGTGGCATAGCTAAGTCAGCCACAAGTTTACTTAGACAGTTAGTAGATGCTGGTACTCTTTCAAATCTTCCCGGTGGTTTAAAATCTAGAGGATTAAGAATCAAAGGAGATGATACTCCTATTATGCCCGGTGAGTTTAGAGATGTAGATGTACCCGGTGGTTCAATTAAAGATAACATTACATTCTTACCATACAAAGAACCTTCCTCTACATTGTATTCACTCTTACAAAATTTAGTAGAAGAAGGCAGAAGGTTTGCTTCATTGGCTGATATGAAAGTATCAGACATGAATAATCAAGCTCCAGTTGGAACTACATTAGCTCTCTTGGAAAGATCATTAAAAGTTATTGGTTCTGTACAAGCTAGAATTCATAACTCTATGAAACACGAATTAAGAATATTAACTAAAATAATTTTTGATCATGGTCCAACTGAATACCCATATAACATTAAAGGCAAAGAATTAATTAAAGAAGATTTTGATGGCAGGATAGATGTTATTCCTGTGTCTGATCCTAATGCAGCAACTAAAGCACAAAGAATTATGCAGTATCAAGCAGCATTACAACTATCACAACAAGCACCTCAGCTATACAACATGGAAGAACTTCATAGGCAAATGCTTGATGTTCTAGGAATAAGAGATGCAGATAAAATTGTTCCATTAAAAACAGAAATAAATCCTACAGACCCTGTATCAGAAAACATGAATTTATTAAATGGCAAACCTGTTAAATCATTTATGTATCAAGATCACGAAGCACATATTAAAGTTCATATGGCTGCAATGAATGATCCTAAGATAAGAGAAATGATAGGTCAAAGTCCAAATGCTAATTCAATATTGGCTGCATTTACAGAACATGTTACAGAACACATAGCTTTTCAATATAGAAAAGAAATTGAAAAACAAATGGGTGCACCATTGCCACCACCTGATGAGCCATTACCAGAAGATATTGAATTGCGTTTATCTCAGTTAGTATCAGAAGCTGCAGAAAGAGTATTAGCAGATAGTCAGTCAGAGAAACGAGAAAAAGAAATTCAAAAGAAATTAGAAGACCCTGTAATTCAACAAAGAGAAAAAGAACTTGAGATCAGAGCATCAGAAGTGCAAAGAAAAATGCAAACAGATGCAGAGAAAATTGCAGCAGATTTACAAAAATCAAAAGCAAATCAAGAGATTGAAAAAGAAAGAATTTCATCACAAGAAAGAATTGCTGGTGCTAAGATTGGATTTGATGCTGCAAGTGATAATGCGAAATTGTCTAGCAAAGAACAATTAGAAGGTGTTAAGATAGGAAAAGAAATTGTAGAAACACTTTTTGAAAATAAATAATGAGTGCATCACAAGAAAATATAGTTGAAGCGTTACAGAAAAAAATAAGAGAACGCATGAACGAACACGCAGATCACCTAAGTACAGGTGGCTGTCAGAATTTTGAAGAATACAGGCACATGACAGGTATAGTGGCTGGA